CTCGCCCCGGAGGGAATGGCCGACCCGCGTCACGGCCACGGCGCTTTTGAGCACTTCGCCGCCCGGCCCGGTCACGGTCAGCTGGGCGCGGCCCGTCCCCTCGGCGGCGGTGTCCGCGTCCGATACGTCCCAGATCAGCTTTCCTCCGTCCATGACGGTGCTGGCCGGGTACTTCGCCCCAACCGGGCTTTCCACGGTCAGATAGGCGCTGGCGCTTGGTTCCTGCACCAAGATGGCGCTCAGGTCAATTTCCACCCGCACGGCGGCGTTTTCATCCGCCCGGCCCAGATTCAGCGCGGCCCGGCCAAACTCGTCCGCCGTCAGGGACGTTGTCAAGCGTCTCATAGCTCGCTCCTTCCCGCCGCCAGCAGCGCGGCCACCGCAAAGCCGACGATCCCGCCGACCACAAAGCCGATCGCAAAGCCGATCATGCCGCCACTTCCTTCCACAGGCTTTCCGTTCCTACTGCGCCCGGCTCCCAAACGTTATTGTCCACAAGGCTTTCCCACGTCTTGCCGTTGTGCGTCACTTTGTCGCCCTTAGCGTATGGGTTGGTGCTGTCCGGCTGTACCCATGGCAGGATAGTGCTGCTAGGGTCAGTCAGCACTTTGGCCCACAGGGAAGGAGCATCGGCAGGATTCCACGTTTCCTGCGCCGTGTGAGGCTGCAAGCAGCGGTACAGATTGCCAGCGTACCGCACGCGGTCGCCCACGGCGTAGGTCTTCGTAGCGTCCCACAGGGGATACAGGGTGGTCACTTGCAAGGCCTGCTCATCCGTCAGCATGGCCCCGGCCTTGTCCATCGTCGCCCGGACGATCTTTGCAGCCTCGTAAAATTTCCCCATTTATTCCGCCTCCTGTTCCGTTTCTACGCCTAGCAGCTCAAGCGCCGCTTGCATGTCCTCCGCGTCCTTCTGGGCCTGTTCGAGGGCTGTCAGCACGCGCTCCCCGGCCCGGTAGAAGTGTTCGCCGTCGTAGGTGTCGCCGATGGCCACCGGCAGCTCCCCGCAGGGAACCGCCCCTTCAAATTCCGCCGCGCTGGGCGGGTACAGCACCATCACATTTATTACCACGCCGTTTTCCACCAGTGCGTAAAACGTCTCGTTCATGCTTCTGCCTCCTTACCGATGATTCCGAATAACGGCAATGCCGCTGCCGCCCTTGCCGACGTTCGTCAGGCCGTAGTACATGCCGCCGCCCCCGCCGCCGGTGTTGGCCGCGCCGCTGGTGGGCTGGTGTCCGTTCCACGCGCCATTTCCGCCACCGCCAGCGCCGCCATTGGCCTGTGCGGAACCGTTGCCGCCAGCTCCGCCGCCGCCCGCGTACAGGGTGCCGGTACTTTCGCCGAACTCGCGGGTCGTGGTTCCCTGCCCTTTGCCGGGGGAACCCCAATGGTCAATGCCGATGTTGGCGGCGTTCTGCGGTTCGCCATTGCCGCCGTCAGAGCCGCCGTTATAGACCTGCCCGTTGCCGTAGGCCCCGCCGCCGCTGCCGCCGCCCAGCTTCGTGCCGCCGTTCGCCGTCACGCCCAAGGCGCTGGTGCTTCCTCCCGATGCAAAGGCGCTCTGTCCGCCCGCGCCGATCACGATGCTGTAGGATTTGTTCACCTCCACCTGAATGCTCTTCTGGGTCTTGGTGTAGCCGCCGCTGCCCGCCTTGCCGTAGCCGTTGTTCGCGTCCCAGTTGCCGCTGCCACCCGCGCTGCCGCCGCCTACGCAGAACACGTCCAGCTTGCCGTCCCACTTGCCAAGGTTGGTAAACTTCAGCGTGCCGCTGCTCTTGAATTTGATGCGCCAGTTGCCGCTCCCGTCGTCGATCTTCTCATGGCTGCCGGTGTAGGTGTAGGTCATGTTGGGGTTCTTCACCGTCAGCGTTGCCACCCGGCTGGTCACTTCCCCGGCCTTGTTCGTCACCACGCAGTAGATGGTCGCGGTGGTGGCCGTGGTCAGGCCCGTCAGGTTCAGCGTTGCCGCCGTCGCGTTGGTGATTAGGTTCCCGTTTTTATACCATTTGTAGGTGTATTCCGCCGGTACGCCATCCGTGGCGATCTGCGCCTGAAAAGTCGCCGTTTCTCCCGCCCAGACGGTCAAATCTGCCGGGTAGCTGGCGTTCAGCACCGGCAGCTTCTTCGTCTGTCCTCCGCTTTTCAAAAGCAAACATTCCGCCACGTTACCGCACCACCTTTATCAGCAGCGTCAGATCCGCCGCCGGTTTTTCCCCAAAGCACTTTGCCGTGATCTTCCCGTCCCCCGCGTCAATGGTACTCACGTTCGTCCAGCTTTCCGTGATGGCTTCATAGTTGGCCGTTGTGGCGTTTTCCATGCTCACCGCCACAATGGGCGAATCGCTGCCCAGCATCCCCTCCACGACCGCTTCCTGCACGTAGGGCGCGGCGCTGCCCGTCCACCCGGCGGCGGTCAGCGTGGCGGTGTAGAAGGCCGTCACAGCTTTCTGCTCAATGGCCGTGTTCATCTCCTGCACGGTCTGTTTCAGCGTCTTCGGGTCTTCCGCGTCCATCTGGATGTTCCCGGCATAGACGGTGATGTTCCCGTCCTTGTCCGGCCCCACACCGTTCACTTTCCCGGCGGACGCGTGCAGGCTCGCCAGCCACTCCGCTTCCGTGCCCTCAAATCCGTTCCGCACTGCTACTTCGTAGGCGCTCTCGCCCCGGAAGGTGGTCAGCTTCATTTTCAGCTCGCTGCTCATTGTTACGCCCCCACGTTATCCAGTAGTTGAAATACCCCGTAGATCATCGGAGTGTATGTTCCCGCCGCGCCCTCCGCAAGGGCCGCCTTCACCCGCACGTCGTATACGTACTGTCCCGGCTGCAGCTGCCGCGTGTCGCCCGGTTCCAGTGCCAGCACGGCCCGGTTGCTTTCGGTCTCCACGGTTTTCATCACCAGCGCCCGGCTGTCCGTCGGCGCTTTCTTTATGGTAAATTTCATTTCCGTTCCGTCCGGCACATAGTCGCCTTCCAGCGTCAGCGTCAGCGCCGCCGTGTCTCCCCGGGTCAGCAGGATGTTCTGCCCCTTCACTTCCAGCATTTCAGCCGCCCCTCTCTCCCGCTTTCTCTGCCTCATGCTACCATTTCCGCCGTCCCATTTCTCCCCGCAAAAAAGGGAGCGGCATTTCTGCCGCCCCCATGGTTTTTACTCGCCCCACGCCTGAATCTTCTTCCGCGTGAAGTACTTTTCGCCTTTGGCGTTCTTCAGGTCCAGCCCTGTCAGGAAACGGATGATCTTCTCCATCTGTCCCCGGTCGCCCGCCTCCTTCGCCGCCAGGTACTGCTTCTTCAGTACGCCTTCAATGCTGCTCTTCATGCTCTGGTCGGTCTTGCCGTCCTTCTTGAGCTTCGTCATGGCAGCCTTCAGCGCCCGCACGTCCATAGCCTCCGCCGCCGTCCGCAGGCTCTCCTGGTGGCCTTCCGTCACCCAGCCCTTGGCGTCCGCGTCCGTCACGCCCAGCGTGTCCTGCAGCACACGCAGCAGCCCCTTGGCCTCCGTGGTCTTGCCTTCCTCCATCAGGCTCACATAGTCCTTCTTCACCTCGCTCACGATGCCGCTCTTCACCGTTTTGGCCGGATCCTTGGCCGTGCTGTCCGCCACCAGCTCGCTCACGATGGCCTTCACGTCGTCCGCCGTGGCGCTGCCTTCCGCCAGACCCGCCGCCGTCCGAATGGCCGTTACGGCTTCTTCCCTGCTCCACAGGTTGGCTTTCAGTTCCTTGGTCAGGTCTTTTTCCTTCTCGGCCTGGCCTTCGGTGATGTAGCGGTTCACGGCCTTGTCCACCATTTCCGCCGTAAACCCGTCCGCCACCATCTCCTGCTTCTTCTGGTTCAGCTCCGTGGCCTTGCCCTGCAGCTTCAGCGCCGCCGCCTCCGCCACCCGGCTGTCCTGCTGCATCAGCACGTTTGCCACCGCCGCGTCGATCTGGGCCGGGCTTTTCGTTGCGCCCAGCTTTTCCCTCAGCCTCGTTTCCGCTTTGCTGTCGCCCTTGCGGATGGCCTCATACAGGTTTTCCGCCGCGTAGCCGAAGCTGGCCGTCTCGTTCTCCATGGGGATGTACCAGTCCTGCCCAATGGCGCTGCCCACCGTCTGCACAATGGCCTTCGCGTCCCGGATGGCCGCATACGCCGGTACGCCGGTGATGTCGCTGGCGATCTGGGCGAATTTGTACAGGCCCTTGAAGGTGCTCCACTTGCTTTCCCCGGTCATGATCTTGGGCACTTCCTGGGCAAACTGCCGCAGCCGGTCGATGCTCTGAATGTCCATCCGGCTTGGTTCGTTGCCCCGCAGCGTGTCCAGATAGTCGCTGATCACCGGGATGTTGTTGGTAAACAGCAGGTTGTCCATGGTGTTCTCGCCCAGTGCTTCCAGATACTTCTCCCAGTATTGCTTTTCCTTGTCGTCGTCTCTGGCCGCCGCAGGGATGCTCTTTGCCATGGCTCCCGCCAGCGCATTGGCCACGTACACCGCCATGGTGCGCATCAGCCGCCGCTTGGCCGCCGGGTCCTTTCGGTTCTCCGCAAAGTTCGCAATGGCGCGCTCCACCATGTTGTAGGTCTTGATGGGTTCCGTCATGAAACTGGTGTAGATGGCGCTGAATCCCCGGTCGCGCATGATGGGGCTTCGGTGGAACACGCTGTCCACCACCTGCGTCTTGTCGATGATCTCACTCAGCCGCTGGCCCACCTTTTCATAGAAGGCGTCCGTTCCCGGTTCCAGTTCGCCCGCGTACAGGTCGCGGGTCTCCGCTGCCACCGCGTTCCACAGCTTGCCCCAGGTCCATTCGTCGGCCTTCTCCGCCAGGATCATGCTCTTCTCCGTGGCCCTCTCCAGCGCGTTGCTCTGGTCTACAATCAGGTCGTTCAGCCCCCGGCCCACGTCCGTTTCGTAGAATCCCCAGCTTTTCCATTCCGCAATGGGGCACCACTTCTTCACCAGTTCCGGCTCGCTTTTCTGGAACAGCCCCTCGCGCAGATACTTCGGGCTGATCATGTCCGCCGCCCGCACATAGGCCGTGGGCTGCTGGATGGCCACGCTCAGGTTCGCGCCGACTGCCGCCGCCTTTCCGTGGCTCACCAGTTTGTTCACCGCGTCCTTTGCTCCGCCGAAGGTCTTTCCGTTGTCCGCCGTGCCGTTGATCTGCTTCATCAGGTCGGTAATGTACCGCACGCCGTTGCTGCCGTAGGCCCGCTCGATCTCCGTTTTCACCCCCGGCGTGTTGAACCACCGCTGCAGGTCCGTCATGGCTACCGCGTAGGCGTTGTACGCGCTCATCTGGCTGATGTGCCGCGTATACGTCCCGAAGATGCTTTCCACCATGATGGCGTTCTGGGCTTTTTCGGTCAGTTCCTTGGTGAAACTCTGGTTTTTGATGTAGCTCAGGTTGACCGCGCTGCCGTCCGCGTTCAGGGTGCGGTTGCTGTTGGGGTCGGTGCGGATGGGCCAGTAGTGTTCCTCGCCGAACTTGTCATAGCCCACCAGTACCCGGCTGGCCTCGTTGCCCCAGGCGGCGCAGTCCCTGGCCAGGAACCGCTGCATCCTGTCGGCAATCTGCTTCTGCTCCTTCGTCAGCGTCCCCGTGATTCGCTCCACGTCTCCCCGGGTCAGCATCACCGGCTCCACCTTCTCGTTGGTGCGGATGCCCTGCCCGTACAGGTGGCTCTGGGCCTGCTCGCGCTGGCTCAGCACGTACAGTTCCATCACCTCCGCCGTGTTCAGGCGGATGGTCTCGCCCCGGTCGGTCTTGTACTCCGTGCGCTTCTTTTCGTCCGTCCACTGCCGCAGCGTCTTCTGATCCACGCCCTTCAGCAGGCTTTCGGTGTAGCTCTTGGCCGCGCTCACATTGCGGATGTGCTTGTCAAATCCCTTCCGCAGGTTTCCAAACACTTCTCCGCCAGCGTTTCCCATCTTGTCAAAGAAGCTGAAGCAGTCCACCATGCCCTTGCCCAGCATCTCGTTCCATGCCCGGGTCACGCCCTTCTTGTCCGCGTAGGCTTTCTTCCGGTGCAGTTCCGCCTTGGTGCTGTCCGCCACTTCCTCGATGGTGCCGTACTGGCTCTCGCCCTGGTAGTACTTCCCCTGATAGTATTTGGCGTGGTTCTTGTTTACGTCGGTGATCACGTGCTTCACCGCGCTCATCCACTTGTTCAGGTCTCGCAGCTCCTCCGCGCTCAGCTCGTACACGTTCCCGTTGTTCGCGCCGATCACCGCCGCCAGATGGTGCAGCTCGTCCAGCATCTGCTGGTCGCGTTCCAGGTAGAAGGTCTGGCTGCTGGCTCCATTCTCGTCGGTCTTCTCCTGCAGCTCCCCGATCCGCTGTGTCATGGCCTCGATCCGGCTTCCCAGATCCTTGGCCGCCAGCGTGGTCTTCCCGCTGAAGTCCAGCCCCGTCAGCACCTTCTGCACGTCGCTCTGCAGTTCCATGGGCACGTGCTGAGTCTTGTTGGGCTTTTCCATCCAGTTCAGCAGCGTTCGGGTGGTGCGTTCCAGCCTGTCCCGGTAGGTGTTCACCGCTTCCCGGTTCCTCCGGGTCTCCGTGTCCGTCTGCCGCCACTGCCGGTATTTCTCCTGCATGGCGTTCCGCTGCTCCTGCCTCCATAGCGACATTTCTTGCCGCTTTTCCTGTTTCCAGTTTTTTGCGCTTTGCAGTTCTTCTTTTCTCCATTCCTGATTTCGCTGTATTTGTTTTCTTTTCCATTCCTGATACTTCGCCCGGGCCTCCTGCTCCTTTTGGGCGCCGATGGTCTTTTCCTTCTGCATCCACGTTTTCACCCATGCGCTCTGGAATTTTTTCTCGCTCTTTTGCAGGAATGCGTCCATCAGCTCCCGGTACTGGCTGGCTGTCAGTCCCATCCGCTTCTGATTTTTCGCCGCCGTCTGCACGCCCGGCAGCTTCGTGTACTGATCTACCATCTGCATCACGGCGTACTGGGCCGCTTCCTCGCTGTCCAGCCCGTACTGGTTTTCGATTATTGGCTTCACCGCGTCCGCCGCCTCCATCAGCAGCCGGGGCATATCGCCCTCCGCCGTATCTGCCGGGAACAGCGTGGGGGAAAGGTCGCTCAGCTCGCTCCACACGCTGTCCAGGCTCACGCCGCTTTGCTGGCTCAGCTTCACCTGCCCAAATAGCGCCCGCCGGTACGCGCCCAGGCTGCCGGTCATGCTGGCCGCCTCCGCCTTCTGGCTGTCCGTCAGGCTGATGGCCGTCTTCCGCAGCTTCTCCCGGATGGGCTTCACTTCCTCCTCGTGCTCCTCGTCCAGCTGCTGGCTGTTGGCGATCATCTTGTCCGCAATGCTCAAAAGCTCGTTGTCCACCTGATCCATGTCCGCGTTCTGCTGCCTTGCGTATTCCATCACCCGGGCAAAGTCCGCCGCCAGTTCGCTTGCGTCCGTCTGGCTGCCAAATTCCTTCGCCACCCGCTTCATCACCCGCTCCGCGTCCGCCTGCGTCAGCCGGTAGCCGCCTGTCTCCTCCATCAGCTCCCGGGTCAGGTCTACCTGCTTTCGCACGTTCTCGTCCGTTTCCTTCAGGCTGTAGCGGATGTCCGGATTGAAATAGTCAAACGTTCCCACATTGTTCGTCGCGCTCTTGATCTGGTTCGGCTTAAAGACAACGTAGCTCTTCGCATTATCAAATTCCTGGTCTGTTACAATCAGTCCATCATACCCATAGTCTTCCATCTCCTGCAGATATTCTTCCACGGTCATGTTATCGAGCGTTTCCATCAGGTCATAGGTATCAACGTAATTCGGGTTTTCAATGCTCAGATACACAGGCATCCCTATTCTTTTACCATCTTCTAGTTTCAGTACATGCCGCCCTCCATATTCATCTTCCGCCAGATTTTTTTCACTGAACCAGAAGCCCAGCTCCGCGCTTCTCAAAAGCCCAACGCTGTCTTCCATATCCATGTTAAAATCTTCTATATCTCTTTGTTTCGTTCTTTCCCCCAGTTTATCACGGTCAAACACAGTAAATTCCGCGTCCGTGGCATGGTACACCACCAGCGGTTCGCCGTCCCTGTCCACCACCTTGCTGTCCCCAAACCAGCGCTGAAATTGTCTCGTTTCAGTCTGCTCCACAAATTTCCTGTTGACAGGGGAATCATTTTTTAATATACTATGGATGAGGCCGTCCTGTACAGCTGATCCGGGGAATTGGACCCCGGCGCGGGCATACAGGTTTTGGGCCTCGTTTTTCTTCCAGTAATACACGCCGGTCTTACCGGCGTTTTCTTTTTCGAGAGCGTCCGTCAGCAGCTTGGTGATGGCATTTCCTTTTCGGAATACCGTGGCAATGTTGTTGCTGTCTATAGTCACTCCATTCTGCACGCTTGTTCCCGTCACATATACCGGCGCAATATACGGCTTCCCGTTCACCACGGCGTTCAGCAGCATCACCGTGCTGCTTTCCGGGCTCGTCTTCGATTCGATCACCGCCAGCGGATCCTTGATCAGCTCCGGCAGCTGCTCCATAAACGCCCTGCTCAATACATGTTCCGTATCGCGGTTCATGTTTTTGATATGCTCCGTGTTGATGGTCATCGGAAGATTGCTGAGGCCGATGTTTTTCAGCACGTCCGGCGTTCCGCCGATCACCAGCGCGTCGTTTTTCGGTATCTTTCCTTCCAGCAGATCGTCCACCTGCTGGATAAACGGCGTGCTGTAGTCGTAGTGTTCCGTTTCGTTTTCACGTTCCTCCTTCATGCTGTATCTTACGTCCGGGTTGAACGGGTCGAACGTCCCCACATTATTCTTCGCGCTCTTGATCTGCGTCGGTTCAAAGGCAATGTACTCGTCATATCCGTTGTATACGCCGTCGTACCCTTGCTTCTGCAGGTATTCTCTCGCCTTGATCCCCGCGTTGTTTTGCCCCTTGAACCGGTTCAGTGCTTTGTACGCCGTGCCTTCATCCGCCGGATTTTGAATGCTCAGATAGTACGCGCCTACATTTTCCCCGTATCCTTCCGCATCCAGTTCGTATGGGCTGAAGAATGCACCCTGAATATCCATGTTGGCCCGTCCCTTGCTCATGTCAAAGGCATTAAATTTCTCGTCGGTTCCATGGTACACCACCAGCGGCTTCCCTTCCTCGTCCACCACCTTGCTGTCCATAAACCAGCGCTTGAACTCCGGCGTCGCTACCTGACGCTGCTGTTCTCTGGTCAGATTGCTGTCTTCGTCATATTCAAAGTTGCTGTTTTCCTTCAGGCTGAACTTTTCCTGCACCTTCTTCCCGGTCACGGAGCCTTCCTTGGCGTTCTCCGCCATCTGCACCATCCGGTTATAGATGTCTTCCAGCGCCGCCTGGTTCTTTCCCATAGCCTCCATCTGCTGGAAGGCCCTGGTCTTCCCAAGCTCCCTGCCCGTTCCGCGCACCGCGTCGATGAACTCCTTCAGGAAGTTCTTGATCCGCTCAAACAGTGTGGGCTTCGTGTGGTACAGGTCCATCAGCACGTTCTCGTTCTGCAGTATGCTGGGCACCGTGTTGCAGATCAGCTCCTCCTGTGCCAGCTCGTTCAGCTGTTTGTACTGTTCCTCGCTCAGGCCGTCCAGCAGCTTCAGCTGTTCCTCGGTGGTCAGGTTCGCCTTCTGCCGCTCCATCAGCCCCATGGCCTGCGCCTGGGCGATCATCTCCCCGCGCACCAGCGCGTCCGCGTCCTGTCCGCTTTCGTTCAGGTAGTACACCACCCAGTTGCTGAACTCCTCAAATTCACTGGCGTTCCGGCTTTTCATGGCATGGGTCAGTTCATGCATGGCAATGTATGCGTATGCATGGTCGTCCGCGTTTTTGCTCACGTAGATGGTGTTGGTCTCGCTGTCCCAGCGCCCGTTGGCCTCCTGCCCGCCGTATCCCTCGATACGGTCTACCATCTCGATCTTCACGCCGCTTTTGGAAAATTTCTCGTTGATGGCGCTCACCAGATCCAGCTGCGCCTGCTGCCGCTGTTTCTCTGCCCGGGTCATGGGCACAATGCGCCCCATGTTCATCTTCTCGCCCGCCGCATAGGCCGCCATGGCCGCTTCCTCCGTCAGGGCGCTGCGGGTCTGCGCACTGTCGTATACCGCCTGCTGCACCGTCATGCCCGCCCTGGCGCGGTTGTACACCGACAGATAGGCGCTGGCGTATTCCTTCGCCGTGGCCTTCGTGCCGTCATAGTGGTTCAGCATCCCGGTGATCCCCGCCGGACTCATGCGTCCCACGCCTTCCGCCGCCAGCAGGTTGTCCCGTTCGTCGCCGAAGGTCACGTCGCTGGCCCGCACGTCGCTGCCGTCCGCCGTGCGCAGGTAGACCGTTCCCTTCTCCACCCGGCTCACCGGGCTTTGCTGGTCGATCTCCACGTTTTCACTTGTTCCGCCGCCCTCATAGGCAGCCGGAGCAGAGCCGTCCCGCGCCGCCGTCTGCCGGGCCGCGCCGTTCGGCTCTCCCCTTATTTGTTTCGTTTCCGTAACATTTTGTTCAGAATTATTTAATCTGTCATTCTGTGCCGCCGTGCTGGCCGCTTCCTCCACCGTCTGAGGGGCCGTCTGCTGCTGGCGGCCTTTTTCATAGGCGTTGATCGCATTCTGGAATCGTTCGTTCCTTCGGTTCTGCCCGTAGGCGATCCCCTGATGCACGCCCGCGCCCACCGCGCCGGAGGCAAAGCCGCCCAGCGCCGCCATGCCCCAATTCTTGGCCACGTCCGCCATGGCGTTCCTGCGGGCTTCTTCCTCCGTCAGGCCGCTGGCCTCGTAGGCTTTCTTGTTCAGCCGGTAGTTGCTCAGGTCCTTCATGATCAGCTCGTCCGTCAGCGTGTTCGCCATTTCGGTAAACAGCTCTTCGCTGCCCTCCGTGGCGCTCTGCAGCAGCGTGTTGGTCAAAAACTGCCGCACGGTCTTCGGCGTTTTCAGATCCAGCAGCCTCTCTAAGCTCACTTCTTCAAACAGCGTCTCCCAGATGCCGCTGAAGATGCTGGTCGCCGTGGCCTGTTCATCCGTGGCGCCCCTGTCCAGTGCGTCCGTCAGGGCGCTCTGGGCCGCGCTGGTGCCCATCAGGGCGGAGCTGGTCCATTTGCCGATCTTGCTGTTGCCTCCCATGCCCAGGCCCAGCATCATGTTGTACCGGCTCCGGGCCAAGTCCATGCCCACGCCGTAGCCAAAGCCCAGCGCCTTGCCGAGGAATCCCGGCGCGCCGTTTTCGATGTTCTGCGTGGTCTGGCTGCGGATCTCCTCGTTCACCCGGCTCACCATGTTCTCCGGGCTGTACGGGTCGATGTCCTGCCCCCGCAGGAACTGGATCAGGTTGGAGATATACGCGGGCGTTTCGCCCACGCTGCTCAGCACGCTGTACGCGTTGGCTCCAATGGCTCCCAGCGCTCCGCTGTTCACCGTCTGCCGGGTGGCTTCCAGCTGGTCCTCGCCCCTCCGCCGGTTCAGGTCTGCGTCCAGCGCGTCCAGATAGGCGTCCGCCGCCTCCTGCCCCTTCGTGCGCAGGGTGTAGTAGTACGTCTTTCTTTCCGCGTCCGTGGTGTACTTCACCAGCTTTTCCGCCTCTGCCGCCGCCTTCGCGTCGTGGGGATAGGCCAGCACGTCCTCCGCGTTCTTCATCCGCGTGTCCATGGCGCGGCCTTCCTCCGCCAGCCGGTCAAAGCTGCTGTCTGTGTTCATGGCCTCTTCGTACACGTACCGCTCGCTGCGGTTCAGCCCCCGGTTCAGCGCCCGCTCCTCCTGCGCGTACTTCTCGCCGTAGGTGCCGTTCTTCTCCTTCAGCTCCTGCATCTCCGCCGGGCTGAGCCATGCCGTATCGTCTCCCTCGGCCATGTCCAGATAGTCCGCCTCGCGCTGCTGCTCGTCCGTCTGCTTCAGCCCGGCGATCTCCGCAAGCCTCTCCTGTGCCCCCTTACGGTCAAAGGCGGAGCGCTGCGCCCTGTCCGCCGCGCTGGCGGCCTCGTACAGGGCGTTCTGCACTCGGGCCTTCCTGTCGGTCAGGCTTTCCCCCAGCAGGGCTTTCCGGGCCGTCTCAGGCTCTTTCTGCGCGTCGATCTTCCCGCCGCCTCCGCCGAAGGTCTCCACGCCGCTGCCCACCCGGCTGCCGAACTCCCGCTTGACCGGCATCATCCATTCCTTGGGCTGCGTCCGCTGGTGCAGGCTGCTGGCGTTCTTCTTGGCGTTCTGCTCCTTCTGGGCGCTCTGCTTCCGCTTCTCCTGCTCCGTCAGCCGGTTCAGATTGCTCTGCAAAAGCTCCGTGTCCAGTCCGCTTTCAAATTCCCGCCGTTTCGCCGTGGTGCCGATGGGGTCAAATACGCTGCCCGTGCCCGCAAGGCTCCAATTCTTCCCGTCGCTCTTGTAGCTCCGGGCTGCCGCCTGCTGCAGGGCTCTGGCCGTGCGGTTCAGCTCCTGCCGCTTCAGGTCGCCCGCTCCCGGTATCCGGCTCATGAGCAGCGCCGCCCGGTTCAGCTTTTCCCCGGCGTTTCCCTTTTCCTGATCGTCTTCTTTCTTCCGCTTCGGGATGGGCTGCTCCCCCTGGGCCTGCCGGGCCATGTTCAGGTAGTCCGTGGCCGTCCGGCTCTCCCGCAGTTCCGTTTCCCGCTGGGTCTTCTTCTCCGCGTCCCGGGCCATGTTCAGGTAGTCCTGGGCGCTGTAGTTCTTCTGGCTGGTGGTCTTCTTTTTCTTCGCCATCTTCTTTTACCTCGTCGCTCCCGTGTAGCCCTTGTCGGTCTTGGTGGTGGGGGTGGTCCCCTTCTTCAGCTTCGGGATCTGGGTCGCCGCGATCTCCGCCGCCTGTGCCGGGGTCAGGATGCCCTGCTTCTCAAGTCTTTTTAATTCCTTGGCCGCGCCCTGCCAGGTCGTACTTTTCAGCACGTATTGTTCCGTCTTGCTGCTCCGTCTTCCTCCTCTGCCGCCTCCGCCGCTTCCCTTCTTCAGCGCCAGCTCTTCCTCCGCCAGCCACTTGTTGTACCAGTAGTCCCTGTCCTTCTGCCACGCCGCCAGGTCGTTCTGGTAGCGCTGGTATTCCTGCTGGCTCATATCGCTGAACTTGTTATAGAAATAGCTCAGCTCCGTCTGGTAGTCGCTCACGTCGTCGCGGTAGCGGTTGTAGTCCCGGTCATCCTGCCCCTGCAGCATTCCCAGGTTGTCCCGCAGTGTCTGCCCCTCGTCCTGATACTGCTGGTACGCCGCCTGCCGCAGCTCGGGGATCTTGTCGTTCAGCTGCTGCAGATACTGCTGGTAGGTCTGCTGTCCCACGCTCTGGCCGTAGGTGCTGCCGTAGCCGCCGGTCAGCGCCGCCGCCTGAGCCATGGTGTCCTTCATGGCCTGCTGCCCCTGCTCCTGATACCGCTGAGCGTACTGCTGGTAAATGGGGTCTGCGTTAAAGTCATACGCAAACTTTCCCCGGTTCAGGATGGTGTCCAGCAGCCCCTGGATCTTGTCCCCGTAGTTGCTCTGGAACGGCCCCGGCTTCTGCTGCTCCGCGTTGGCCAGATCCTCCGCCGCCTTCTTCACCGCGTCGCTCTGCACATAGTTGGGCTGCCCCTGCTCGTAGTTGCTCTTGTTCGTTTTTCCCGTGTAGTAGCTCTGGGTGATCTGCCCCGCGTTGGCCGTGGGCGTGGTTCGCTTCCACGCCGCGCTGGCCGCCTGCTGCAGGGGCGTTCCCTCCTGCATCTCCTGCTTCTTCACCGTTACCGCCATGGTTCTTGTCCCCCTTTATTCGCTGGCCTGCGCCAGCACCTTGTAGGTCACGCCGTCAATGGTCACATCCCGCAGTTCCAGCGCGGCTGCGCCGAAGGTCAGGGCGTTCAGCTTCACTCGGTTCAGTTCCAGCAGGCCCGCTATCCCTTCGGTGATCTCCTTCACCTTCGCTCCCACGTCGATGCTGCTTCCTCCGCCCTGCTCGATCAGCTGCGCCCCCAATATTTTCCCGCCCGTAAAATAGGGCGTTCCGTCCGCCGTCACGCCGAAGTTGCTGCCCACCTTCAGCCGCCAGTCCTTCCGGGCGCCGCTGCCGCCTACCTCAAAGTTCTTCTGCAGGTCTTCGCTGCCAAGGTACAGCGTCGGCGCCACGGACGCGCTGTTCTCGCCGGTGTACAGCTGCTTCTCGCCGATCTCAAACCCGCCGATCCGCCCGGCCACCGCGTACAGCTTGCCGTCCGCGCCCACCTTGAAATACCCGTTGACGCTCACCACGCCGTTCACGTTCAGCCGGTCCGCGTCGATCTTCAGCCCCTCCGGGCTTAAATTGATGGCCGCCACCACGCCGTCCTCTTCTACCTTGGCTTCAATGCTCTTCGCCGTCTGGCGGAAGTAGCTCTCGAAGTCCCCGTTGGTGAACCGGCGGATCACCTGCTCCACCTGGCTTCCGGCCTTCATGTTCTCCTGCAGGTCGTCGCTCAGGTTGTCGTCTTCCAGGTTGCTCAATACAAAGTCCAGCTGCCGCTTCAGCGCCAGCACGTACTCGTACAGCGCCCGCACCTGCTGCTCCGCCGTCTGCCCGTCCTGCGGCCCGTTGGCCCGTATCTCACCTAGCTGCATAGTGATCGCTCCCCGTTTCCACGTTTTTGATGATGCTGTACAGCCGCATCCCGCCCACGCCGCTCAGCCGCAGCCGCAGCGTCCGGCAGCGCCGGGTGGTGAAGGGCAGCACCATGCTCTGGCGCGGGGTGGGCATCCCGTCGTACACCCGCTCCCACTCGCCCCGCTCGTCGTACTGGATCTCCACCCGCAGGCTGGTTCCCGGCTCCGTCTCCCCGTACAGCTGGATCCGGCTGATGTACTTGGCATAGGGTTCGTCCAGCCCGATGGGGCCGGTCACCAGCTCATAGGGCTGGGCCTCTTCGTCTGCCGCGCCTTCGCCGTCGTATTCGTTCGCGCCCGGCTCCGTGCAGTACAGGCTGCCGTCCGCCGCCAGCAGGTACAGTCTCCCGTCCTGCGTGGCCATCCACTGTACGTTAAGCCCGTCCTCCCGCACCCACGCCGCCGCCTGTGTGTCGTAGCACAAAAGCTCCCGCCCGCCGTCCTTCGCGTCCACGCACAGGTAGTATCGGTCGCCGATCTGCCCGCCCACAGCGTTCCCGCCCAGCTCCGGCAGCTTCTGGCTCACGCTGGACGGCAGGGCGCTCCCATAGCCGCACACGTGATCCTCGCTCTTGTAGTACAGCACCTCGTTGATGCGCTTCAGGCTCCCGGCGCTGCCGTCCTCCACGCCCCGGCACTGCATCACGCTGACGGTAAAATTGCTGGGCAGCGTGCCCATTACCGTGTGAACGCAATCCTCCTTGAACATCAGCACGCTTCCCATGTGGGCCGCCGCGCCTGTAAAGTCCCCGGCGCTGCCCACGTTTACCACGTAGCTGTCGCTGCTTAGACCCATGAACTGGTTCCAGTTCTTCGGGTCGCCCAGGGCGCAGGCGTAAATTTCATGCACGTCTTTCTTCACGCCCCACAGCCGATTGTTGCACTCGCACACATAGTCCAGGTCAGGCACCTTCCGCTGCACCGTCACCGGCTCCGTCTGGCTCCCGGCCTGCGTTATCAGCGCCGTCACGATCACCGCGTCCTGCTGTGCGCCCATCAGGAAAAACTCTCCGTTTAATTCCGGCAGCGCCGTGCAGCCGCTCACCGTCACGCCGTCGTACTTGCTAAATCCTTCCCCGACGCCCGCCGCCGCGATCATCGTAAACACCGTGGGGATGCTCACCCACATGGCAAGGCTCGCGTCGTACTGGCGCAGGGCCGCTTTTTCCTCGCTGGTGTCCATCCACAGGTCGCCGTTGTTCGGGCTTTCCGGCGCGGTCTTGCCCACGGCGTAGCCCTCGTATGGCGTTCCGTCCGCCCGGCACAGGGTAAAGTTCACCGTTCCCGTGGTCACCTTTTTGTTTTCCAGGCTTTCCAGCGTGTCCGTCTTGACGTTGTAGAGCACCTTGTCCGGCCAGATCACCAGCTGCGCCCCCATGCGCACAAAGGTCTTCCGGCTGTCCTTCACCTGTCCCACCACGCGCCCGCCGCAGTACAGGTCTGTCCCGTCCACCCAGCACATCCTGTCGTGGGCCGCCAGCATGTTTGGCTTTTGCAGCTTCCGCAGCAGCCGCCTTGGCGGGCGCGTGCTCATCACCGGCAGCTGTTTCGTCTCCATGTTTGTCATGGCTGCGAACTCGTACTCCTGGCACTTCAGCAGCCGGTCAAGGCCCGCAAAGCTGGTCACTCCCGTGGTCGTCCGGGCCACGCTCCCCATCTGGGGCAGGTTGATCCCCATCCTCGCCGCCTCCTTACATCAGCAGGTTCACCGGCGGATGCCAGTGCGTCCGCGTAAACCATCCGCAGAAGTTCTCCATCTGGCTGTTGAACAGCGTCATTTCGTTGTTGTACCGGTCGTATTCCCCGTTGTAAAAGTCGATCTTCGCGCACAGCCACAGCACGTACAGCTCGTCGTGGGGGAATGGCACCGTCAGCTCGTCCATGCCTTCCTCCACCCAGAGCCCTTCCGCCTCTGTGTTCCTCGCTTCCGGCCGGTCGTAGTCCTGGTACACCTCCTGCCGCACCCGGGCTTCCAGTTCCAGCGCCCAGCCCTTCAGCATCTCCTCCGGGTAGCTGTTGGGCTTCAGCTGCCGCACCCGCTCGATCAGCACATTCATGTCCATCCTGTTTCCCTCCATCCATACACGGACGGCATTGCCGGACGTGTGAACAAACAAAAAACGGCGAGCGCCTTTAAGGCACCCGCCGCCGTGGCGCAATGTTTCAGCCGAAATACGATCTCGTCCGCGCCGCAAATTCTTCCTGCATCTGATCCAGCTTCAGCGCCGCCGCCTCGTCCGCGTCCAGGCACTCCTGCAGGTGCAGGTACACGTACTTGGGCACGCTCACCTCTACGCCCCGTGGGATCATGGCGTTGTAGTCGTTCAGCGCCACATACACCGGCGCGTTGTTCGTCCGGCTCCTGGGGATGCGGATGCGCACCATCTGGCTTTTCAGTTCCGGGTCGGCGGGCTGGGGCGCTGCGGCTGCGGTCTGTTCCTCCGCCGCGGCCAGCTTTGCGGCCTGTTCCTCCGCCGCGGCCAGCTTTGCGGCCTGTTCCTCCGCCAGTGCGATCAGCTCGTCCTTCGTCAGTTTTTTCAGATCGGTTTCCGCCATGGTTTTTCTCCCTTCTCGTCAAAGGGGAAGGGGCTTGCGCCCCGTCCCTCAGTTGCTCACAGCCACCTTGCCGAAGCTCCGGCTGCTGTGCTCGATGCGGATCATGTACTCCTCCACCAGCCGCTCGGCGGTCTTGGTCAGCTTCCAGCCCGTGGTAGAGCGCTGGTTCAGGGGGTCGGCGCTGCCAGCGCTGCCCAGCTGCTTCACGATGTATTCCAGGCCCATGCCGGAAAGCTCGGTCACGCCGTAGGCGTTCGCGCCCACCATCAGGCTGCAGTAGATGGCGCTGCCGTCCTTGCCCGCGCCTACGCCGCACACGGTCGCGCCCGCGGCCACATCGGTCACGGCGGCGGATACCACAAACTTGCCCGTGCCCGCACCGGCGGTCACGCTGGCCACGGTGGCTTCCTTGCCGCCCACGTAGATCTTCACGGTCTCGCCGCCGCTGATGCGGTCGGTCAGCTCTTTGGCCTGGGCCGCCGTGATGGTCTCGTTCACCACGATGTCGGTGCTGCCGCTGCTGGTCAGGGCGGTTTTCAGGGTCAGGCGGCACACGCCGCCGCTGTTTTCATTGCCAAAGATCCAGCCGGGGCCGATGATCTTTGCTTCGGTCGACTGCGCAAACCGCACGTCGCCGATGCGTCCGATCTCGCCGGGGAAGCGCTTCTCCGGGCTGGTGTAGGCGTTCCAGTCCTTCCAGTCCTTGCTGCGGGCAAGGTCCGTGGCCACGTCGCTGTGGATGATGCACACATACGCGCCGTCCTCCGCAGGTTCTGCGTTCATGCGCTTCAGGCGGCCCAGCCCCAGCAGCACCTGGTCGGCGGTCAGCTCGCAGCTGTCGGCCTTCACGTCGGCACGGGCCAGCACTTCGCTTTCCACGCCGTTCACCACGCTGGGCACGAACATCTTGTTGGTGCCCGCCATCAGGATATCCCGGGTGATGGTGTCGCTGGTGCGGCCCGCCTGGCCGCCCTGCATCTTCATGCCCTGGGCCACGATGGGGTCGATGGTGGTCATCTGCAGAATGTCGCTGTACTCGATGTAGTCGCCGAACTGCTTCACCTCGCTGGTGATGACGCTCACGTTCATTTTGCGGCCCACGGGGGTCACGCCTTCCACCAGCTGGGTCAGCGCCTTGGGCAGGGTGCCGAACTTGCGGAACTCCACTACCTTGCCCTTGCCCTTGGGGATGGGCACCTTCTGGCCGAAGGTGTCATACACCAGCTTTGGCTCCGCCATGTCGATGAGCGTATCATGGTAATACGTCTTCATTTCGGCGGACAGGCCCGCGTCGGTGGTCACGTTGGTGTTGTCATGCACCCGCAGGTTCAGCGGGAGCAGACTCACGTACTGCTTGTAGATCATATCCATGTTCGTTCCTCCTCCGCCCGCGCACGGAGGCGCAGGCTATTTCAAGTCGATGCTTTCACCTCTGAGCGCCCGCTTCATCAGCTGCGCCCGCTCGTCCTTGGTCAGGCTGGCCACGTCCTTGTGCTGCACCGCCGCGCCGGTTCCGCTGGCCCCGTTTTCGCTGGGCCGCATCCCCCGGGCCTTGATGGTCTGCACCGTGTCCTGCCGCGCCTTGTTCACGCCGTATTCCAGTGCGCCGGAGATCAGGTCGTCCATGTGCACTACCTTGTAGGCGTTCTCCACGTCAATGCCGGACGACAGCAGCTGCAAAAACCGCTCGCCCGTCACAGGGTCGTTGGCTTCTTCTTCCAGCCCCTGGAATCCCGGGTATTTCTGGGCCACGGTCTCGCTCTGCTGCTGCCAGCGCAGCATGGCCTCCTGCTGGCCCGCCTTCTCCTGCCGCTGCTCCTCCGCCGCGCGCAGAGCAGCGTTTTCCCGGCTGATCCTCTTGAACTCCTTCAGCTGCTCCACGCTCATGCCGCGCTCGGCGGCCTCGTCCTCGTAGTAGCTGCTGTCCTCCTGGATGGCCTTGGAAATGGCTTCCACGTCCCCCGGGTCTGCGTGGTACTTTTCCGCCAGCATCTGCATCACCGGCTGCATCCCGTCGATGGTCTTCTGCATCCGCGCTTCCGCCTGCTTGCTGGCTTTGAACCGTTCCTTGATGTGCCCCTGTACCTTTTCGTCGTAGTAGGCTTTGTACTGGCCCTTGATCAGGCGCTCAAATTCCGCCCGGTCGTCGGCTCCCTGCGTTTGGGCCTTCAGCTCCGGCGCTTCCGTTCCCGCGGGCGTCCCCGCGCTTTCCGCACTTCCGGCAGCCGCCGCTCCGGCAGCCGCTCCCGCAGTTCCTCCGCCGCCTTCTCCGTCGTGGATCCCAAGGTTCACCAAAAACAGCTCGTTCATATGCTTCTCCTCTGCCGTCTCTCCGGCGCGTCGTCTACCGTCTTTCCGGTGTGCCTGGACTTATGCTATCAAAAACCGTTTTTCTTTTCTCCCCGCTTCTTTAGCCGTACTTCGTCCGGGTAGCGGTACTGCAAAAGCTCAAATCCCGCCACGGCCACCGCCGCCATGCCCGCCATCTTCCGGCAATCCGTCTCGTCGCCGTAGCGCACATTCATCCAAAATTCACCGTTCAATTCCTCCATCACGCTTGGGCCGTAGCGCACCAGGCAGCTTTCCTCCCAGTACGCCGCCTGCGTCACCGCCTGTTCCAGCATGCTCACCGCCGCGCATACCCGGCTGTCGCTTGCGTGTCCCTTGCAGCGGATCCCAAATCCGTCCTCGCTCACCTTGACTGTGATCTCTACCATGTTTCGCTCCTTACGCTCTTGGCGTGGACTGGCTGGCCGCCTCGTTCCGGGCCGCCGCCGCCGTCTGGTTTTTGCTCATGTTGTAGGCCGCGCCCAGCGCGTCCACCCGCATGGCGTTGTCGCCTCCTCCGCCGCTGGGGGTGCTGGTCAGCCCGCCGCTCACCTGCTGCACCACCTGCTGCACCTGCAGGGCGTACTGGTTCACACCGCCCTCCATAGCGTCCAGCTGCTGGGCCATGGCCATAGCCAGCTGCATCATCTGCTGCATCTGCTGGTACATGGTGCCGTTCTGGCGGATGGTGCGGCGCACCTTGTCGATGTCGTCAAACTGCATCATTTCCAGCGCCGCCAGCGCCTGATCCGCCATGTCGGGCCGGAAGAAGCCCATGCTGTACAGATCCTTCGCCCGCTCGTTCTGGGCCACGGTGGAAAAGGGGCTGCTCTTCTGGGGGCTGACCTTGATGTCAAACACCGGCAGCCGCTCGCTCATCCCTCCGCCGAAGGGCTGCTCCGTCTGCTGGGTCGCGATCTGAGCGTTGGAAAAGCTCACATACTCGTCGCCCTCCTCGCCCGCCACCCGGAAGTACCGCTCCTCCGTGTAAAACTGCCGCATCAGCTCGATCACCAGGTAGCATTCCTGCACAAAGCTGCGGTAGCTGGCCTTGATCATGTCCCGCGCGCCCTTGCTGCCCGCCTCCTGCAGGGCGGAGATGGCGCTGGCCGCCGTCACGCCGCTGGACGTGCTGCCCTGCTGGAAGTCCCTGTTGCCGCTCACTTCCTTCAGTTCGTCGATCTTCAGCTGCTTGACGTTGGTCACGCTGCCGTCCATGGCGGGCGGCGTAATGGCCATGATGGCATCGTTGGGGTTGCCCGCTCCCTCGTAGTGCACAATGTCCTTCTGCAGGTCAGCGAACTCCCGTTCGTTGATGCCGCTGTCCTTGCGCATGAAATACCGGGGCCGCCCGTTGAGCACCGCGTGCTTGAGGATGCCCTGATCCAGCTTGTCAATGTACAGCTGCGGGTGCTTGCAGATGTCCAGATAGCCAAAGCTCACCGGCGTTCCCTTGACCGGGAACAGGCTGTCGAACACAAAGGGGTATCGCCCGTGGTCGTAGTAGCCCCGCTCCGCGTAGGCCTCGTCGTTCTCGCTGGCGTAGATCAGCTCGCCCGCGCAGTACTTGCAGTAGTGCAGCACCGTCTGGCCGCCCGGGTTCCGCCGCTTGTAGTACCAGTCCACCAGCAGCACCTTGTCCGTGGTGTCCACTGTGTCGTCGTAGCGGTATTTCGTCAGGTCGAAGCTCCCGCTGCGCATGGCGTCCTTCAGGAAGGGGTATCGCTCCATGGCTTCTTCCCGGTCCATCAGATCCACGTGGAACACGTTCCGGCTTTTCTGGATGTCCGTCACGCCCGGTTCCCAGAAAATATTCAGTACGTCGATCAGCCGGATGTCCACGTCGCCCAGCCCGTTCTGTTTGCTGGGTTCCCAGAAGATTCCCTTGATGCTGGTGCCCAGCTTCAATTTGTCCCACCATGCGTCCGAGTACAGCTCCTCGTACTGGCATTCTTCCAGCACGGCTGGCAGCACCGCGCTCAGGCTCTTGGCCGCCTCCTCGTCGCTTTTTTCCCGTGGCAGCACGTTGGGGGCTGGGAAGTTGTCCATAGCGTCCGCGTGCTTGTTGATCAGGCAGTTTAAGAGCCACGCGCTGGCCGGTTCCGGGTCGGTGGGGTTCCGCCGCTTGGCCGCGTCGATGCTCTCCCAGTGCCGCATCTTAAAAAACTCCTCGTTTTCCACGGCCCGGGCTTCCAGCATCGTCTTGGCCGCCTTGTACTTCTGCAGCAGCCGGTCTGCCTCCGCGATCTCCTCCCGCCCGATGGGGCCGACCCGCCCCGGGTATTCATCTTCCGGCAGCACATCCGCCAGCCCCATGCCGCCGGGCTGACGTTCCTCCGCCTGTACATCCGGCCTCTGCATGGGTTCGCCGCTTTTCTCCGCGCCCTCCGGTGGGCGGCTCTGGGTCACCTCTTTTTCGATCTGGGCCGATTCCTCCGCCTGGCGCTGCTGCATCATGGCGTCCATTTCCGCCTTCCGGGCCGCCACCTCGTCCGCGCCAGTACCGGGCTGCATCCCGCCCGCCTTTTCTTCCTGCGGGTCTCGTCGGATAGAGACCCTTCCATGCGGTCTCTCGTTGTCCCTGTCCTTCGCCATTTTCTCTCTCCTCCCATCAGTACAGGCTCGCGCCCTCGTTCAGATTGTCCGTGTCGTACACGTCCAGCGGGCTGTACACCCGCTGCTTCGGTTTCGCATATTTCGGCGGAGCCATGGGGTTGAGCATGCAAAAATACCGCACCTCGTCCGCCACGTGGTCTTCCAGGCTGCTGTCCAGATCCTCCGGCACATGCTCGTCGTACACCATCAGGGGGATGGTGCGGATAAAGGCCGCGCAGTTGTCAAACACATACATCATCGGGTAGCCGTCCTCGTTAAAGGCCAGCCGGTAATGCACCTGCATCCAGCCGTTGATGCGGTCATGCCGCCCCTTTTCGAAATACACGTGGTACTTCGCGGCGATATCCGCCGTGCTGGGTGCTCCGTCTCCGTCTCCCCAGATGGCCGGGTCTGCCACGCCGGTGATCTCCCGCCCCGCCAGCCACGGGTGCTCCCGCTCAATGCGGGCGATCTCCTCAAACTGCTTGTGCGCCGGGAGCTTCGCGCCCTCGTTGGGCTGCCCGTTCCAGCCGTAATACTCCAAAATGCGGTAGTAGCACCCGTCATGGTCCACCGCCCACCAGCCGCAGCTGAAGGGCCGCCGGTAGCCGTAGTCGTAGCTGCGGTAGATGCGCCAGCCCTTGGGGATGGCAAAGGGATGGATCACATGCGTCCAGCGGTTTCCCTCCGCCTCCGGGTTGTTGACGAACTCCTCGAAGAACTGCCCCTCGAATACATTCCAGTCCCCGTACCGCCACGCGGCCTTGAGCTTCGGCGGCAGGCTGTCCAGCTGCTTCAGGTAGTCCGGGTTCGCCCGCATCAGCGCCACGTTGTCCGTCACCAGACTCTGGATCATGGGCGCGTATTCCTCCGCGTCCTCGCCCTCCTCAAAGGCCCTGTCCACAAACAGCCTCTTCACCCAGCCGTGGCCCACGCCGCCCGGGTTGCACGTCAGGTAGATCCGCTTGGGAAAGTCGTTCACGCCGCGCACACAGGCTTTGAGCCTCGTGTACACCTCAAAGTCAAACTGCGTCGCCTCGTCCACAAACAGCACGTCCACTTCCAGGCCCTGATACCGGTCCAGATCCCGGGCACAGGCGCAGTAGCCAAAGCTGATGGTGCTGCCCGTACAAAACCGCATCTCCTTTTTGCCGTCGTGGTAGCGGGCCGCCGCATTGGGCACCTGCTCCCGCAGCTTGTCGATGTGGTTCCGCCGCAGCTCCTCGTAGGTCTTGCGGACGATCAGGATCTTGATCCCCGGGTAGCGCAGGCACAGCGCCACGGCCTTAAAGTCCACAAACCAGCTCTTCCCTCCGCCACGCGCCCCGCCGAAGGCGATATACTTGTGCTTTTCCTTCAGCGCTTCCCGCTGGCGGTCGTTGGGCCGTCCCAGCGCCAGCCGGATCTTCTCGTCACTCACTCAGCTCTTCCGCCTCCTCGTCCAGCACGACTTCCACGGCCTCCGGCCCCTTGCCCGTCTCCTTGTCCAGCTTCGCCTGGTTCAGCAGGTTCGGCTGGTCGAACACGTCCCGCAGGATGGCCGCCAGATCCTTTGTGGCGCTCACCAGCTCCCGCAGGCTCTTGGAGTCCAGCCGCTTGCCCAGGCTCTTTTTTTCGATGGCCGCGCTCAGGTTCCGCGCCGTCCGCCGGATTCCTTCCAGCTCGTCCGCCAGCGCCCCGGCCTGCTGCTCCTGCAGTTTCTGTTCCGCTTTTGCGGCAGTTTCGGCCCGGTGCTCCGCCCGCAGCTTCGCCCAGCCTTCTTTAGAGGCCACCTCCGACAGCTGGCTCATGCTCACGCCGTGCTTTTTGGCCAGCTCCCGGTAGCTTTTCTCCCCGGTCACGTATTCCGTTCTTATTTTTCCCCAGTGGTAGCGCGTCTTTTTCTTCGGCGGGGCCTTGCTTCTGGCCGTTTTCTTCGGCTGCTTTTCCGCGTTCCGCTCCTCCGCCATGTCCCGGCCCCCTCTCTCCGTTGTTTCCGCTGCGTTTTCCACAGGGCCATTGTTGCACATCTCCCCGTCCCGTTTCTCCCCGGAAAAATTTCTCAAACTTTTTTTCAAATTCTGCTTGACTATTTATCATTTATGATATATAATAATCACGTAATCAAGATGAAGCCGCGGGCGGGATAAGCCGCCGGGCAGGGGAGATAAAATCATGAGCAAGAATTGGTACGCGGTACAGGTCGGCAGCAACTACGCCTCTGATAACGGCAGCACCGTGAAGCGCGAAGCGCTCCGCATGGCCCGGCAGGAAGCCAAAAAGCCCGAGAACGACGGGCTGGAAGTCCGTATCGCCGTGTGCTCCACGGACGATGATTATTGCCAGGACGAGATCATCGTCCGGGAAGGCTCGAGGAACTAACGAAGCCGCGGGCGGAACAAGCCGCCGGGCATAGGAGATAAAATCATGAAAAAGTTTTACGCAGTCGATGGTTCTTTCCGTACCTCTTTTGCCAATGAGACCAAGCTCAACGAACACCTTTCCAAGCACCCGTCCGCTAAGCCCTTGATGATCCACGAGTGGGCTTCCGATGAGCTGCGGATCAACGTCTGTGACAGTCAGCTCACCAGCACCTCCGAAGTCGGCGTCCAGTACCCGCTGGAAGCCGCCATCGAGCGCAACTGGGATAGGATCGTTCGCGCCGCCCGGATGTTTGGCCTCTCCGGCTACCAGATCAAGAGCGTGCGCATCCAGCGGGAGGACGCCAAGTGCGTCATCACCATTCAGGGCTGGGACAGTTCCGAATGCCTTGTGGACTTCGCCCCTGAAAAGAACTGGTCTGACGAGAATCTGTTGACCCGCACGGTGGTCTTTAACGGTGTGGAAGACGGCGACCTGCATTCTGATGATTTCATGGTCGATCTCGTCAAAAAGTAAATTAAATCAGCCCCCGCCGGGCGGGCTAAAGCCCGGCGGAAAGGAAGAAAAATGACTTACAATCATTATCCGAAGAACCTCTGGACTCCCGATGACGTGAAAGATATGGTCAACGATTGGTTGTTTAATAATAATGACGATGAAGAGATAGCCGATCTCGTCATTGATGGCGAGCCGTATTACGAGCCTGACATCTGGCAGCAGGACGGGGATCCGCATTGCGAGCATGGATGCTGGCAGCAGGATGCCCATGATGACAAGTGTAGTTACACGCTTGTTGCCGACGTCGATGGCAACATCGAAATACATTACGGTGGCACCTTTTGCTGAGGTTTCTCCCCGGATGTTAC